ATTTAACAAGAGCCTGGAAGAGCGGTTGTTATAAAAACAATGGCTTTGCCAGTAAAGGAAAACCGAAGAAGTCTTTGAGAAAGTTTTCTTCGGATGACGTGGCTCAGATCAAATCTTTAAAAGAGGCTGGACTTTCTTATCGAAAGATTGCTGAAAAGTTTGATTGCAACCACGGAGCTATTTACCAAATCTTGAAGGGTCATACCTACCAGGATCTGAACTAGCTATCAATGAACACTTTGGTTTATCCTCCAGTGTCAGTGTTTTTATCGGGTGAAAGATAAAGACACATGTGTCTTATCTAACAAAAATTTTAGCAGGTGGTAACTCAAAAGTTACATGTACTGCATAGTTGGCACGCCCATCCGTGCCATCTCCGTGTTGTTGGAGCTGTAGCCTTCGGGATCAATGCCTTGCTGGAAGCCAGGAATTCCAATCGCTCCTGCAAGACTGCCTGCAGCTAGACCACCCATGCCGGCAAGACCGGCGGCAAGAGGAACACCTACTGCTGCAGCTGCTCCTTTGGCCGATTTGTCGCTAACAAAACGGTTAATAAGATCAGCCTGTCTACCCATCTCAGCATTAATAAACTGAGCGGGAAGAATTCCTTCGGCTTTGCCAAGGTTCTCGATAGCCCTGGATGCCAGGCCAGCACGTGCTTTACCAGCATATTTACCTGCCAGACGAGCAGCGCCAAGGGCGCCGCGAGCGCCAAGACCGGCGGCAACGCCACCAAGAACAGCACTACCTGGATCTTCGCCCTGTGCGGCAAGAGCCCCGCCAGCCACCAGACCGGCAGCGACGGGGACTCCGTAGGCGAGCAGAGGACGGGTTTGTCCTAGCGGTCGCATGTGCCTCACTCCATTACGAAGAGTTTGTTTGACACCATGTTGGGCTGAGCCTGGTTCAGAACGCGCCATGCATTCTGGGGATCACGCGCCATGATCTCGTTGAAGGTGCCCCAGAAGTTGGCGGGCTGCTGGGGAGCAGATGCGGCGGGAGGAGCAGGGAATTCACCATAAGCATATGGATCAACTTGCTCAGTTGGATAGCCGTAAGCTTCCAGGTCTTCCTCACCTTCATGCACAGGGTACGGACCTTCGGGACCGAAGAACCGAAGGGTGTAATCGCTCAGCACATCAGGGTTAGTCAGAATCTCGTTATAAGCAAGATTCTCGGTGTGCTCATTGGTAGCAAATTCGGCATATTGCTTGAGAGTTTCGGTCATTTCCTGACCCCAAGCGACAGCACTATCCAGCAGACCTTCAAGCTGAAGGGCATAATTATTTAGAATTGCGGGAGCTTCGCTTCCGAACGCTGCGATTACTTGCTGGCTTTCCTGGCTCAGACCCTCCGAGTAGGTTGGGGAAGAGCTGGGCGAGTAAACCTGGTTGGTTGACCAGGTCTGCGGAACCGATGGTTGCGTAGCTGGGCTGCTGGTCGAACCGTAATTGGCCGGGGCGTAGGTCGTCGTCGGAGCTGACGGTTGACCCTGGAACGGGGATTGAACTGGTGCGCTCAGTAGATTCACTACTTTGTTGAACGCCGATTCCCAGGGGTTGCTCTGTACTTCCGCCGGTTGGTATTGGGGGGCGTACTGAGTAGGGGCTGAGGGTTGGTAAACCGGGGCCGCCTGAGGTGCTGCCGCCTGGTAGCTCACCGGGGCTGCTTGGTACGAGACCGGGGCTTGGCTCGGCTGGTAAGACGGAGTCACGTAACTGCTCGGCGCTACTGCCGGAGTCGGGCTCGTCTGTGGGATCGATTGGACGGTAGCGTCCTGCATAACTCATCTCCTTTTGTAAAGCCTCTAATGTTCGATACAGATATGGAGTTAAATCCAACCTGGGATCGGCAGCCATCGGAAGGTTCGGTGACTGCGGGTGAGGGGTCTGCATCAGGCCACCCACCAGGCGAGAGAATTGAGCAAAAGCGCCCTGTAGTTCACTCACCATCCTGAACGGGAACCCAGATAACATCTCGGCCCGTTCCTCATCCGTTTTAGACGGGAAGAGGTATTTCAGTGCTTCAATGCTATCAACACCTAATTCTTGTAAGTTGCGCACCACAATGGAGTTGTTAAGTACGTCTTGCGTGGAGTCCTCATAAACAGGCCCCGTCCACCTCCACAGCATAGTGACATCACCATCTGGGATGAGTCCAGTTACACCAGGGGGAACAGTTTGTGCCTGAATAGCAGCATTAATTGCATCCTGGACTTGTGCTTCAAATTGAGTTGCAGCCTCCGTATAGGCATCTTTTTCTTCTTTAGAAGCATCAGCTGCAGGTTCAATTGGACGCTCAATACCAAGTGCGGCAGCAAGTGACATCCGAAACAGTTGCTCTTCTTGATATATAATCAGTTCGAGGCAACGACAAATGCCATAGGTGTAAACTGCATTTGCTTTCTTTTTCGATGTTGCCGACACACGGCCGAACAGAGATTTGTACTCCGTTGCGGTAACGCCTGCAGAAATTGAAAGTTCGTCAACGCCGCCTAAGGCAGTACGAATTTCCTCTCGGTATTGACGTGCAAAATTATTTTGATCACCAGTGATGGCGTCTGGAACAATGTAACCGACACGGTCGTTTGGCTCCAGGTTTGCAATCACACGTGGCACGCGGATCTGACCGTCAACACCACGGGAAATTGGATCGGACTTAAAGGTTGAACGGCTCAGTGGGCTGGCACCAGCGAAGCCAGAGTTTGCCGCAATCGAAGGACGCTGAACAACCGAGTCGCCGCCTGACTCCATAAGGTCAGTCTTGGGGCGAGACGAAAGGAGAGTTGGGTTACCAAAGAACTGAACGTTTTTACGCATGGTACGCACCAAATCATCGTGCGTCACGATGTGATTGGCTAATGCGTCAAATTCTCCAACACCTTCTTTTGCAAATCCCTTCGGATTATTAAAGATCTCAACGCAGGGGATAAACCCAAGCGAATTTTTAAATGTTTTTGTTTTACCGGGAGACATACCAGATGGCATGTCAAAAGTCATCTCAGCATCAGAATGAGTTTCCTCAATTTCATTTGCTTTGATTGATAAACGAATATAACGCTTTGCTCCTGGCTCACCCGTAATTGAAGTGCCGGTTATGTTGGTGACATTAATACCATCATGCGAGCTACCCGCTTTACGCACCTTGTAGCTGTAGATGATCACCACCTCATCGAGCTCACCATCTACGTTGTAATAACTGCGATACTCGTGTTCGCGGAAATAATAAATACGATAGTTTTGCTTGGTGGGCCGTATATAGAAAATGCCTTTACCATCGCACAGGAAGTAATCCCAAATAGAATCAAGGCGAATGTCAATTTGGTTGTATTTAATTACACGGTCAATAAAGTCTTTGCGCTGGGCGCCAAAGTTGTCTTGACCTGGAAAAAATTCAACTCCTTGGCGAATACCAAAGAGTTTCATCTGGGCTAGGTGCGACGCAACAACGCCCGTATCTACGACCGTACCAGAGTCTTTCTCTAGATACGACTCAACAATTTCGTTAAGTCTGGCCTTAGCGTCTACAGCCATTAACTATTTTCCTTTTCTTTTTTGATCTTAGCAGGTTTCGCTTGCTTCTTGTAAATCAAACACCACGAAAGCCGGTGCCTCCAAGACTGGTGCGTTGAATTAAGTCCTGAATAGCCTTTTCAATCAAAGGGCCAGAGCCCATTTCTCCTTTCTGCAAAGAACGCAAAATAATTTGATCTTCTGCTCGTTCACGTGCTGTATAAGGAGGTTCCATGGCAATCGCATCAAATGCTTGGCCGTACTGTGGACCTTTAAAGAATTGAGCGTTTGCCATCCCGGCCACATTACCAATGGGCGGCGTGGATTGGTAGTACATATCAGAAACGTCCTCCCATGTTCATCATGGCGCCGTAGCCTCCAGGACCCGGCATGCCAGGCATTGGTTGAGTGCGCGTAACATTCACATCAAAACCAAAAGTTGGTGTTTGGTAACCAAGGCCGAAACGACCGCTTTGATCCTGAACATTATATTGACCACCAAAGTTGACACTTTGGTTTTTATCAATTTGAGCACGAACATTACCGCGAAGATTTTTAACCTTCTCGTTTTCAATGTCTACGCCAAAATTAATGGGAGGTTGGCCGCCACCCTGTGCCCCCATCTGCTGAAGCTGTTGCATCATCGCTTCGTAATTCTGGGGACCAACTCCCATTTGACCACCAAGTGCTGCTGCATTGCCAAGAGCTTGGCCACCTGGATAAGCTTGAGCAATTAATGGATTTGCATCAAGACCAAGCGCAAATGGAAGTTTTGGTCCAGGGGCATTAATACGTTCATAATATTTTTGCAAGTCTTGCGGACGTTGATCCCATTCTTTCAGTTTATTTAATTCTTCTTGCGGCATCCCTTTGAACGGGCTTCGTGGACCAATATCAAAACTTGGGCTACCCGCCATTAAGTTACTAAATGCTCCTGCATTTCCCAGGTCAACAGGTTGGCCGCCGTAATAACGCATTTTTTTGCCTATTTTCTATATTCTACTCTTCTATAACTTCGTAGCCGGAGGCATCGTGGACCTTGGAAAGAATGATGCCTTCTCCTCGCACATCCCAATTGAGAATATCTCCTTCTTGCCATCCAAGCTCTTCGATAACTTCTTCAGGAAAGGTGATAAATTGCTCTCCGTTCTCGTCCTCTTCTACTTCAAGAACGTAACTTCTCATTTTGCTTCAAGCAGTTTCTCGACTAGTTTATCAAGCTTAGCGTTAATCTGATTAAAGTTATCGTGCATTTGTTGAATTTCTCTTAAGAAATCAACCTTTAAAACATATTCCAAAGGCATGTGTTTTAAATCGTCTTCCAAGATGTCAATCCTGCGTTTCTGAGAGCTAATATAATTGAAAGCTTGTTGGATTTGATCATTCTGCCGGCTCAGGATCTTACCGGCAACCCAACTTCCACCAGTAATAGCTGATACAACGGCCGTCAAACCGATAGCAATGTATTCCGGACCCACAGCCTAAACGTATTTTTTATTATTCTAAGTTTAGTAATCAAGTTGAAGCTGTCCTTTACGCGCTAAACCTGTAACCAACCAAACAAGTGCGTCAACACAGTCGTCGTGACTGCTGACACCAAAATTTGTAAGTTCTTCAAACATGTTGGTGAAGTTACGGTATCGATTAAAGATGATCTTGCGATCTTCAAACATGCCCATAATTCCACGGAAGCGAGCCAGTTTATCGGCACGGAATCCTTTGACCGGATGCCAGATTAAGTTGTAGAGACTTTCTTGATTTAAGCAAACACGTTTGAAGTCTGCCTCCAGGGATGCCTGGTACTGGACCGCTTCACTCCAAATGTCACACGTGGAATAAGTAGGAAAATAATTATCGTTTGCATCCTTGCCGAGAATCGACCAATCATTCAAGAGTTCTTTGAGAGCATCTAATTTTTCAAGGTTGCCCATCACGCGCAATCGACGGTAATCAATAATATGAATGCGATCACCAATACGACCACCAAGAACCATAACGGTGTAATCGTTTTTCTCTTTAGTGCCAGCAGACAGATCAACCCCAACACCCAACGTATCAAATTCAGTTGAGATTTCAGCTTTAACAATCAGTTCAGGTGCGAGCGAAAGCTCGTTCTGCCTGATAATTTGATTCATGTACTGGAATGAAAAAGCAATTGGCGCCTGCCTTTTCTTTTCCTTTAAATAATCCAATGACCACATCTCTGGCCAATACGAAATTTCATCCCCTGTTTTTGGATCATTTTGAATTGCGGAAAGAACAATCTGCGTCCAATTGTTTTGTTCGTTGAATGTCGTGGCATGAATATCGTCATGACGGAAGCGCGTACCAAGACAAATGGCCCGCCCACCCTCGAACATGGTGGGTGCAATCACCGCGTTCCAGTTGTCCTGCATCATCTTTCGGATGTCAGGGTTTGAAATATCCGCAGCTGATTTAATGGCGTCATCAATCATCACCAGATGAGAACGCTTGGAGGTCACCGAGCCTTTTAGACCTGCGGCGCAGAGCGTAAATTGTTCATCACCGGTTACGTCAATACCAGCAAACTTATGGTCAATAGACCAGTACTCATTACTAGTAACGTTCTTCAGAAGGCGGACTTCAGGAAAAACTTCTTGATATCGTTTGCTTTCAATGATTCGTTTGATTGTTGCTGACTTGGAGCGAGCAATATCAACCGTATAAGAAAGGTACAGAATTTGTAGGGGACGTTTAGCTTGTGTATGGATGCCAATAGCCCAGGCGGTTAGCAAACCAAGGACTGTGGATTTGGCGGATCCTCGTGGTGCAAGTAGATCCACGTTTGGACCAGCAATACGAAGAAGGCAACTGCTATCTTCTTCAGTCACAAAGTGACGATGCCAGTCTTTGTGGTGCTGGGCAGGAGGTTTATCAGCTACGTATTCACAAAAGAAACCAAAATCTTCGCGTGCTTTCTTAAGTGAATCAATATCTTTATGTGGCTTAATCGCATAGTTTTTGGAAGCAACGCGTGCATTCCTGCGATAAGCCAGATGAAGATACGAAGGCACAGATAATATTCAATCAGTTATTGAATACTAACTCAGTCTTCTTGTTCTTTGCGCTTTTTGTTTTGATACTT